GTTCCACTTTGTCCGCTTTCGCGCGCTCTCCGACGTGATGACGAACGCAAAGGCAAATGGTAGGCTGCGGAAATGCCCAAGCTGAAGCGCAAATGCACCACGCCAGCCAGCGAATTGCGGATCAAGTTGAAGGAGATCCGAGCCGACATCCGAGTTGCACAGGCGATCGGCACCATGACCGCCGCCTGCTCCCTTCACCGCCTGGAGGTTGACGTGCTCGCGTTGCTGTGGGAGCGCGAGGGCATCGAGGCGGAGGAGCGCGCAGCGGCCGAAGCGGCATCGAAAGGCGCGCAGACCGAGGAGGAGGTCATCGCGGACATCATCGCGGCGGCGAGCGCGCTGCCGGCGCACCAACGGCAGACCATCGCCGCGGCGCTCACCGGGCGGCCGAAGTTGCGGGCGGTCAGCGGGTGAGCCTCGCGGCTATCCGGGACGGGATCGCCCGCCTGGGCGCCAGGGCGCAGGCCGACCCGATCAGCCGGATTCAATGGCTCCCCGGGCAACATCGATTCCTCACTGAGCCCGCCCGGTCCAAGCTCTTTCGGCAGGGGAACCAGTGGGGAGGGAAGACCACGGCGGCCCTATACGACGTGCGATGCCGGTGCCTGGGGCGGCATCCCTACCTCGAGGTGCGCCCACCGCCGATTGAGGCGTGGGTCATCTGCGCATCCTGGTCGCAATCCGTGGCGATCCAGCAGAAATTCCATGAAGTGCTTCCGGCCGGCGTGCTCGACGAGCGGACGATCTTCGACCCGGTGCTTGGTTTTCGGGGGAAGGCGCCCGCTGCGCGGTTCGTGAACGGCTCGATCGTGCGCTTCAAGACCACGCACCAGGGAGGGCTTGACCTGGCCGGGGCGACGATCGACGTTGCGCTCTTCGACGAGCCGCCCCGGTCGCCCCGCATTTTCGCCGAGGTGCAGAAACGGCTCCTCCGCCGGGCGGGGGTGCTCATGATCGCCATGACGCCGGTGAACGCCGGCCCGCTGGACTGGCTCCGCGAGGTGGTGGAGGCCGGACATGTCCGCGACATCCATCAGCCGTTGACACGCGAGGCGTTGATCCCGGTCGGCTCCGAGCTGCCGATCGAGCTCGATGACGGTACGCCTTGCGATGAGGCATGGATCGACCGCGTGATCGCCGAGACGATGCCCCATGAGGTGCCCGTCGTCGTGCATGGGGAATGGGAGATGCGCGTCGTTGGTCGCGTGTTCTCCGCCTTCAAGGACGATCAGCACATCAGCGGCGAGCCGCCGGGGCATGGCTGGAAACTCCACCTTGGCACGGATTACGGCACGAAGACCGGGAAGCAGATCTCGGTTCTCGTCGCCGTGGACGACTCGGGAGACCACCCACGGGTCTGCATCTGGGATGAGGTGGTCGGCGACGGGAACACCACGCTTGACCAGGACGCGGCCGGGCTGATCGAGATGCTCCGCCGGAATGGGCTGACCTGGCGGATGGTGGACGAGGCGTGGGGAGACCGGCTGTATCTTCGTGGCCCGACAGAACGAAAGAGCAATAAGGATCTGATGGAGGCGCTTGGCCGCATTTTGAAGATCCCGCCGCAGCACCTGGCGCCGCAGGTACGCACCGTGAAGCGTGGAGCCGGTCATGGCGCCGGGAGCCTCGACGCCGGGCTCCGGTTTCTCCATCAGGCCATGCTGCGCCCGGGGCATTTCCGGGTCCATCCGCGATGCAACCGGCTCCTCGAGGCGATCCAGCGGTGGGACTACACCGACAACGACCAGAAGGATCCGATCGACGCGGTGCGCTACGCGCTCGACTCCCTGATTTTCCGCGTCGTGCGTTACACTGGCAGCGGTCGCGCGGTGTACTTGTACTGATGCTCACCCTCACGCTCCCGCCAAACCCGCAATCTCCCGGCGAGATCATGCGATGGGAGGAGACAAGGCGGAGGCGACGCCTGCTGGACGGGACATGGCGCACCGACCTGGAACGGCGGCTGGTAGACCACCTGGGCACCACCCGCCGGCAGGCGTGGGGGGCGCTGGCGCTCTCGATCAACCCGTTCCGGAACATCTGCCGAGAGCTTGCCGTGCTTTACGATGCGCCACCGGAGGTACGGCATGCCGACGAGGCGGCGGCCGGCATCGTCGCCGAGGTGCTGCGGCTCTCGTCGGCTTGGGGGTTGATGCAGCGCGTACAGGCGTATGCGATCGGCTGCCGGGAGTACCTCGTGCGCGCCGACCTAGACCCGAAGGGCCGGGTGTGTCTGCGGCCTGTGGCTCCCGATCTCGTGGAGGCCGAACCGAAAGATGGCGAGCCAGACCGCATCGGGAGCATGCGGGAGTGGCGACTGCGGAGGACGCCGACGGGTGACAAGGCATGGTTCGCTGACGCGCTCGACATGACCGCCCCCGAGCCCATTTACGCGATCCTCGACGCCAAGGGCAACGATGTAAGCGCCATCTTCGGCGTGGACGGCTGGCCGAGCGCCTGGAGGTATGCCGATGGGGCCCCGGCGCTCCCCTACGTGGTCTACCACGCCCAGCGCACGGGGGATCGGCTGTGGGAGCCCTACGAGGGGATCGAGCTCGTCGAAGCGAGTCTCGATTTGGCCGTGCTGCACATGATGATGGTCCATACCTTCCGGGATGCGAGCTGGCCCCAGCGGTGGGCCGTGGACGTAGAGGTGGAGGGCGGGACGCTCCACGACGGTACGACAGGACCGAGAACGGAAGTTGTCACCGACCCGGCCTCCCTGCTCATGCTGCGGCGCCGGGCGGACACGGAATCCCAACCGATGATCGGTCAGTGGCAACCAGGCGGCGACGTGGCGACGATGGAGGAGGTCATCTCCAATCTCGTCGCGCGGGTCGCCCAGGATGCCGGCGTGCCTCCGTCGGACGTGCAACGCCTGGGCGGAACGGCGCGGTCGGGAGTCGCGATCAGCCTCACGAACGAGGGCAAGCGCGCGGCGCAGCGGCGGTACGCATCGACGTTCCGAACCTCCGATGAGGAGTTGGCCGCGCTGGTCGCCGTGCTCGTCTCCCGCTCCTCCGGCGCGAGCCTGCCCGAGAGCGGCTACGAGGTCATCTACCGCGAAGTGCCGTTGTCGCCGGAGGAGTTGCGTGCCCGCCGTGAGCACGCGCTGACGATGTTGGAGGCCGGGCTGATGTCCCGAGCCGAGGCGTATCGCGAGACCCACCCGGGTATTTCCGAGGCCGAGGCCGAGCGCGCCATCGCGCGACTCGCCGTGCCAGAACCAGGAGCAGGAACATGATCAGCACCGTCACGATCGAGCGCATGAGCGCCGCGAAGCTCGCGGTAGAGCACCCGGACGACTGGACGGAGGAGAACGTCAAGGCCGCGGTGGAGGCCCGCGCGCTCGATATCGGCGGCATGGTGCCCTACTGGTCGGCCACGACGAAGAGCGCGATCGGGGTTGTCATGCTGGGTGAAGACCCGCGCGAGGTGGACGACGATGACGAGCCAATGGGTGATGCCTTCAAGCTCGCCGAGGAGGAATGATGCCTGATGAAAAGACCGTCCCCTACGAGCGGTTTTCCGCGGTGGTGGCGGAGCGGAAGGATCTTCGGGCGCAGCTCGATGCGATGACGGCAGAGCTCGCGACGGCCAGGACCGCGGCCGAGGGTGCCGAAGCGCACAAGCAAGCCGCCGCCGACTGGCAGGCGAAGCACGCCGATCTCGAGGGCAAGTTCGGGCGGCACCGCGCCCTGACGGCGAACGGAATCACCGATCCCGATGTGGGCGACCTCGCGGAGTGGGCCTATGGCCGCCTGCCAGAAAAGGACCGCCCGACCTTTGACGATGCGCTCAAGGCGTGGAAGGCCAAGCCCGAGGAGGCGCCGGCGGCTCTGCGCCCCCACCTGATCGGCGGCGGCGGAAGGGACGGCGCGAGCGGCGGCGGAGGGGGTGGGGCCCAAGGCGGCGCATCTCGCGGCGCGGCGGGCGGCTTTCCGGCGGGCGGCGAGCAGATCGGCGCTGATGCGATCATGCGCTTGAGCCCCGCGCAGTACCGCAAGGATCGGGAGGTGATCTTGAGCGCGTACCGCAATAACGGCCGTTGACGCGCCGGGACATCTCCGCTAGCCTGTAGGTGCAGGCCCGGGTCGCTCCCGTAAA